TCAAGTCTATCTTGAGTTGTTTCGTCCTTCATTCTAGCAATATCTCGCTGAGCGTCAATACGTTCTCGGTCTATTTGATCTTGTCGGGATTTTTCCTCTGCACGCATTTGTTCTTTAACGGTAAATTGTTCTTTGTCTTGTTGTAACTCTTGCCCTTTAAGTGCTAGTTCTTGTTTTCTAATTGCGACTAACGGATCTTCTTGAGGCGGAGTTGCAACTTGTTGAGCAAACTGCGCCATTAAGTCCGTCATTATAGGTGAGCTAAATTGGGCCAATATATCGTTTGCTTGTTGATTGAGCGCCGCCGCGTCAACAGGTGTGGATTGTTGGGCTTGTTGCTGCAATTGTTGATATTGCTGCATGGCCTCGGGCGGCATCTGTTGTTGCGCGATCAAATCAGCTTTCATTTGCAAATGCTGCATGATATGCGAATGTATGTTTGCTTGAATCTGAGCGTTCATTTGAACTGGCTGCATGTTCAACAAGTTAACGTGAGATGCAATATGTGCATCATGGTTTTGTTGAATAAATGCTTGCGCTGTTCCACCCATTAACAAGGTGCTATTTTCCATTCCAGACTCTATCGGTTTAGGTTGAGTGTCTGGTGGTGGGGTTAATAAAGAATCAATATTGTCAGTTCCTAACGCAGCATACATTCTTCGATAAGCTTCGTGAATACCGTTTGGCCCATGAATTTGCGGGTTAGATTGTACCAGCTGCATCATTTCTTGAGCCATTACAATTCTTTGGCTGGTAGAAAATATATCTGGATTAGAAACAGGGAATACATCTACCCTTTCATCAAAGTCAGCTTGCTTGATTTCCATTTGACCGCCAGAAACGGAATATGGATAAACAGGCGGTAAACTTTTTGCAAAGATTTTAGCCAATAAATTAAATTCTTTCTTTTGACCTGTATGTAATCGTTTATGAATTGCAGATAAAACTTTGGTTGATTTTTCCAACAAAGCAATCGTAGTTCCTACAGGTGCTTGCGAGTTGCCTTCGCCTATATTTATTTCTGCAATAGATGCAAACCTTTGGCCGCTTTGAACCAATAAACCTAATAGTTGCAATAACGTTCCGCTTGGTTCTTTAAATGGCAAAGGTTGAATTGCATCACGCAAAGATCCTGCGGGGGCATCTACATCCCTAAACTCACCTGGTTGAATTGGAGAATCTTCATCTCTAATTCTTATACCTCTAGTTTTAAAACCAGCTGGCAAGTTAGCCAAAGTACCAGCATCAATCAATTGTCTAACGATTGAAGTTGAGGCTTTAGATAAACCACCAATCATATGAGTTAAACCAAAGCCGTAGAATCCTAGGCCTGGCAAGAATTTAAAGTGTACGAAAAACTCAATTTTATTTTTCATCGGATCTTCTTCTTCAAAGTTCCTACGAATAGATAAAATGTTTTCGCTGTTATTATCAATCGTTACAATATATGGCAGCTTGACCTCTGTAAACTCGCCATTTTCATCGGTATCTTCAAACCCTTCAAGATCTAAATTACAATGGATTTCATACAAATGACAAACTTCACCTGTATCGTAAGATGGCTCGACGCCACTTAATTTATCTTTTTCAGAATCTACGCCAGAACTATTGGTTGAATCGTCGCCACCCTCTACTTTAACGTTTCTGTAAAACCCAATTGCTTGAAGTTTCTTAACTTCGTTTTCTGGCATTTTAATTAAGTGAGTAATTCTTGGACAAGACTCTAAATCGGTAGCGTAATAAGGAACGATTAAATCTTCGGGCGCAACAAATTTAGAAACAGCTCTTTGCAAAGTTTCGTCGTAATAAACCTTCTTAAAAGCAGAGCCTGCCAACGGCAAATAAAACAACATTTGATCTAGGTCTTCGTCGTACTCTTCCATCACGTGAGTTATTTGATAGTTCATAAACTCACGCACGCGTTGAGCCTGTTCTTCTATTGCTGAATTGTATTCACCAACAACTTGAGTTTTGACTGGGCCTTGAGCTGGAAGTAATTCTTTATAAGCTTGCGCTTGAAACTGGGTTACGGATTCTCCAAGCAACGGATGAATAACGCCACTTGCGCCCTCAAAAGGCTCAGACCTAGCATCATCAAATTTCATACCTAGATATTTCAAACCATCGGTATAAGTTTTTTCCCAATCTTCTCTGGCTGACTTGTCGTTCTCAACCGCAGCAGTTAATTCAATATAAATTTTATCAAGCTCAGAATCAGAAACAACTTCAGCTAAATTTTCGCTAAAGCCAACGCTTTCCGTTTCTTCTTCACCACCTAAAATAACTGAGCCGTCTTCTTGGTATTCAACACCTTCTTCATCTAAGCCTTCTAAAATTTCAATAATCTCATCATCAATATCTTCGGCTGATCGCTCGGTTGTCATATCTTGCATGTCTTCAACTTCTTGAGCTGGATCGGGTGTTTGTCTTTCTATTGCCATTAGTAATAAACTCTCTGTCTAGGTTCGCTTTCTTCGTCTTCGTAATCACTATCTAAAGAAACAAAACCGCCTTCGCGGAATCGCATCAACGCTTGAGTCATAGTATCACATAAATCATCGTGAGCTCCAAACGGAAATGACGCACATTCTTCAATCATATCCTCGGCAAAGGCTCGGTTAGGAGCATACACCATACCAGACTCAAAAATGGGAGCGACCGAGTGCATTCTTGTTGTTTTATCATGGCCTCGAGTCGGCGAATAATTCACCACAGGTATGCCCATTCGTCTGAGCTCATGGGTGAGCGGCGTACCACTTGCTTTGGCTTCAATTAAAACCATATCGGTTTCCCAGTATTGATATTCGCGCATGGCTATTTCTTTAAGTTCTGGAAAGTCCCACCTACCTTTTTGACAATCCAATAACATAACGCAATCGGGCGAATCTTCGCTAGGTCTAAAAACACCCCAAGTTGAAATAGCAGAAAAGTCAGCGCTTTCTTTTTTAGAAAACGCCGTATCATAAGACTGCATAATATATTGAACGGATGGTAAAGAATCATGCGGCCAGCGTTCCCACCAGTCGCGCTTAATAATTGAGCCCTCTTCGGCAGTCGGCGTTTGCATCCATTGAGCATTCCACTTCATTCCAGGTAAAGACGCTTTAACTTTCTGCAATTCATCTAAAGCCCAATACTCGGGCCAAAGAGGCTTTTCAGTATCGGGAAAAATTGCAGGAAACTCTATTACTTCCCATTGGTCTGCCAAAGGTTCTTTTTGCGCCTCTAACAATTTAGCTGTTAGGTCGATTGAGCTCCAACGCGTCATCACTATTACAATTGCACCTTTAGGCTGCAAACGTTGGCGAGGTCCAGAAGTATACCACTCGTAAGCAGACTCTAGAGCAGTCGGCGAAAGTGCGTCCTGTTCAGAATGCGGATCGTCGATGATTAACAGATCCGCACCCCGCCCAGTTACAGCACCACCCACACCTGCTGCAAAGTATTCGCCGCCTTTATTCGTTTCCCAACGTCCTGCTGATTTATTATCAGCCTGCAAACTGACGTCGGGAAAAACTTGTTTGTATTCTTTTTGATCCATCAAGTTACGCACCTTACGACCAAACCTAACGGCAAGCTCGCCCGTATGAGTCGTCTCCATTATTTTCATTTTAGGTTTAAGCCCCATCACCCAAGACGGAAAGAAGGTCGAGGCAAACTCACTCTTGGTATGTCGAGGCGGCATGTTAACAATTAAACGATTAATCTCACCTCTAGCAACTTGTTCTAGCTTTTCGGCGAATATCTGATGATGGCGACCGCAGACAAACTCTGGCCACATGTGATTGACGTAACTCAAAAAAGATTCTTGACACTCATCTTGCGTTGAGTAACCGTCTTGCTTTTCTAAAAGCAGCAGGGCTTCTTTGAGTTCAGCCTCTGTAAGTTTGGAAAAATCCATTTATTTACTTTGGTATATTTTTCTAATTTTTTCTTCTAATTCATTCAACTGTCGTTGAAATCTTTTGCCGCTTTTAATCGCAGCATTCATCATATAATTGCCTTGTTCAATATCTTTAGGATCAGCTTTAGATGATAGGTCTTGACCTCTTTTATAATTTTGTTCTTGTTTTTTAAGCAATTGTTTCAATTTGTTTTTTTTGGCAAAAAGAGGTTTAAGTTGCATTTTAACTGGAGTAGAAATAACTTTTAATTTTTTGGTTGGGTCAGCCATCATCATCGCAAACTCATCTAACGGATTAGGTTTATACCTATCCATTATCGGATTGAATGGTTCGATAGTACCTAAATCGAAAGTACCCTCTGGCGCTTCAGTTACAGGAGCTGACTCCGTTAGCATGTCAAGCGCTGATTGCAAGTAGCTTACTTCGCCGCCATTTGCTTTTTTAACATACCAGTCTGGAAGATTTTTAAAAAAATCATCTAGACTTAAATCTTCAAACTCTTTTTTTAAAGGTTTAAGAGAAACTTGTTTTGCGCCCATAGGTTTTAAAAATACAACTTGGTCTGAAGCAATATCTGCTTCATTTAGACTTAGGAGATGACAGGCGAGTAAAAGCTTGATTTGTTAAAACAGCGTCATAATTTTTTGCCTTTAACACATCCAATACTCCGCTACCAGTTTGATACCCATAACCAAGCCCTGCGGTTGTATCATATTTTGATGGGTTTTTTAAATACGTTGTTAGGTCTTTAACCTTAAAATCTAAATCTCTTAAATCATCAAGTTTATTTGTTGGAAGATAGTATTTATTTGTAGGATTAAAATCAGGACGATTGCCATAATTTTTTATAGCGTAGTCTTTGTTATCTTTTATTATTTGTTTTTGTTGAAATTTTAAATCTTTTAAATGATTTTTAACATCTTTTTTAAATACTTTGTCTGGCTTGTCTAATATTGCAAATTTTTTTGGAGACTGCATTTCAAAAATACCTGGCCGTCTATTTGTTTTATATAACTCTTT